AAGATGCGTGTCCGGTGGAAGAGCCGCGGGGATCGGTATCTCTACATCTCGTCTGTGCTCGAAATCGGCCCGCGATCTGAGCACGAGCTTACGTGCGAGGAGAAGGCGACGTGATCGGGCTATCTTTCAAAAACGACCCATCGGCCGAGTGCCAGGCGATGATTGCCCGGTTTCGGGAGTTCCCGCGACACCTTGCTAAGAAGCACGTCCAGGCCGCCATGCGGCGGGCGATCAAGGACGGGATTCCGGTGATGCGGGCGGTGACGCCCCCGGTCGGTGCTCGCCGTGGCCGCCGCAAGAAGGGTGAAAAGCGCTCGACCGGTGCCTTGCGTCGATCAGTCACCACTAAGGCCAAGTACGTCGCTAAAGCTACCCACGGGGCCGTATACGGCGTGGTGGGCTACAAGGGCGGCATTGAATCGCGGAAAGCTATCTGGCTCCAGTACGGCACAAGCCGCGGTCTGGCATCGCGGCAGATGCTCGAGCAGTTCCACCAGCAGTACGACAACGTCTCGATCTCTAAGCTGACGGTCGAGCTTGCGGCTGGGATCGAAAAGGCTGCGGCTGAATTGGCGGCCGGCAAGAACCCTGGGAGGAAGTGATGCCGTATCCGGAGCAGTGGCTCAAGTCTGCGATTGAGACGGCCGGCGGCTGTCTGGCGTGGCCGATGGAGGCCCCGGAGGGTGCCGCCCTGCCCTACGTGATCTACGGCCGCACCTCGACGCAGCGCGAGACGATCATGGCCGGCCCGACGCCGCTGACGGTCAACCCCGCGGCAACGTTCTCGGTGCTGCTCTATGCGTCGACCTACTCGGGCGTCAAGTCGCTGGCGGACTCTGTCCGCGTTGCCCTGCACAACTTCAACGGCACTGCCAACGGCGTGACAATCCGGGAGTGCCTGATCACCGAGGAGCTTGACGGCTCGCCGGACTACCTCGACGGCCAGGACAAACCAACGTACACGGTTGATCACACGTATCAAATTCGCTGGGAGGAGTAGTTATGCCCGTCGCAGATTCGCAGGGAACGACGTTCACATTTAACTCCGTGACGTTTGTTGCCAAGAACGTCAAAGTGAAGCGGACAGCATCCTATGTGGACGTCACGCCGCTCTCGGCGACCGCCGGCTCGACTCGCGTGCTACAGGTTGCCCCGCTCCTCGACGGCGACCAAATCACGTGCGAATACTATGGCACGACTGCCCCGAGCCGCGGGACTGCCGCTGCGATCGCGTGCTCGACGCTCGGCATCAGCGGAAGCGCCGTATGTGAGGATTTCGAGCTGACCGCTGCCGTGGGCGAGCTGATCATGGGAAACGCCACGTTCAAACTGACAGGCACCTGATAGGCCGGGAGGTGACCCGTGCCAAACATTGCAAGCAGTCAGGGCGCCGTTCTGTCGTTCCGAGGCGAAGTGCTCGGCGTTCTACAGAACATAAGCCAGTCGTTTGCTGTTGGTAACAAGCACGAAGTTACCAGCATGACATCTCCCGTAACGGGAGCTGGCCAGAACGCCAGAGTGCTGAAGCAATACAACGCCACAAGCATTGAGCCCGGCACGATCACGGCTCGGTTCTTGGGCTTTCCAAGCCTTGTCAGAAGCGACATTGGCCGGCCGGGTTACCTGTTGTTCACGTGGGGCGACGGCGCGAGTAACGGGGGCCAGGCGTTTCTCGAAACGATCGAAGCAGAATTTGTTAAGGGCGAATTGATTCAGTGGGCGGCGGTGTTCCAGTTTTCTGGATTTGACTCATAAGGAAAACACATGGGATTGGCAGAAGACATCTTGGCGATTGACGACATTCGCGCGCCGCAAACGCTGCACGTTAAGGCGTGGGGCCGCGAGGTGTATCTCCTCGACCCGACGGCCGACATCCGCGACGAGTGGGAAATTTACTGCGCGTCGAACCAGGGAAAGCGGGCGAGCTGGCGGGCCAAGCTGGCCAGCCTGCTCCTTTGCGACCAGCATGGTGTAAGGCTGTTCACATCTGAAGCCGACGTGGCAAAGCTCGGCAAGAAGAACGCGCGGGCTATGCACGAGATATGGCAGGCGGGGCAGAAGCTCTTGTCAGTCACTGACGATGAAATCGAGGAACTCGAAAAAAACTAAGGAGCCGGCCGGACGACGTGTTCGTCTACCGGCTGGCCCTTGAGCTCGGAATACCAAACCCGGAGGAGTGGAAAAAGCGACTGACGCTGCGGCAGTTGCGGAAGTGGATGGCCTATTGGCGGGTCGAGCCGTTTGGCGACGCGTGGCGGATGGCCGCCAGGACGTCGCTAACGACGGCCGCCGGCATGGGCGCGAAGCCCGACCCGGAGGCCGAGGAGAGATTCTTGCCGAGCTACCGCGACAGGCCGCAGACCGAGGAAGAACTAAAACGTGAGCTCATGAAGATTCCCGCATTCCGCGAGCAGATGCAGAAGGGCTAATAGTGGCAACGATCGGCAAAGTATCTGCGGTGTTCTCGGCCAACACGTCCGGACTTGTGTCCGGCACGAATGCGGCCGGCTCCGCGTTTAAAAAGCTGCAAGGCGACGTTGGCCGGCTCCAGTCCGGAATGCGTTCTCTTGTCGCCATCCAAGGCGCCCAGCTCTTCGGCCAGGTTGCGTCGGGTGCGATGTCTGCGGCCCGGTCTTTTATCTCGATGGGCATTGCCCAGGCCGACGTCATTGGCGGCCAGAGGGATCTAGCGGCCCGGCTTGGCATGACCTACGGCGAGCTTGCCGGACTGGGCTTTGCCGGCGCGCAAGTGGGCGTGTCGATGCAGACCATTGGCAATGCTGCTACCAAGGCCGACGTTGCGCTCGTTAAGGCCTCGCAGGGCTCCAAGCAGGCCCAGGCAGCCTTCTCTGGTATCGGCCTGTCTGTGCAGCAGCTCGAGGGCCTGTCGCCTGCCGAGCGGTTCCGGGCGATCGCCGACGGCATCTCGGCCTTGCCGACGGCTGCCGAGCGATCACGGGCGGCCATCCAGGTGTTCGGCAAGGCAGGAGCCGAGCTGCTGCCAATGTTTGAGGGCGGCGCTGGTGCGATCGCGGCTGCCACCGATGAGGCGGCCCGGTTTGGGCTGGCCCTGACAAACGACCAAGCCGAAAGCGTCGACGCAATGTCGGACGCATTCGACAAGGCGCAGATGGCCGTCCAGGGCATCGTCGGCCAGGTCGTGGCCTATCTGGCTCCGGCGATCCAAGGCGTTACAGACACGTTTCTGAATCTTGTCGGAGGAATCGGTGGCGCCAACATCGGCCAGTTCATTGGCGAGGGGATCATGATGGGTGCCCAGTTCCTTGCCGGCATTGCCGATTGGATGATCTCTGGCATCGGCTCCGCGTTTGAGTACGCAGGCACCGTGATAGACGTTTTTAATCGTGTCGTGTCAGGTCTGCAGGCGATCTGGTTTGTGGGCGAGAGTGTGTTCAAGGGCGTGGCCGCCCTGATCTCTCGCGTGATCGCAAACGGTGCCGCGATCATGGAAGCACTGCCCGACTCTGTGGCTGGAACTGGCTGGGCAGAGTTCGGCCAGTCGATGGAATCCTCCGCGAACACGCTGTCGGCAGAGGCCGACGCGGCAGCGGGCAAGGCGTTGACGGCCGCCGGCAATGTTATCACGGGTGGCCCAAGCACAGTCGGCCAGTTCCAGGGAACCGGGCCACTGTCGACGATCCTGGCTGACGGTATGGCAAAGGCCAAGGCCGACGCCGCGGCTCAGTCGCCCGCCCAGATGAAGCCAGTCACACCCCCCGCCGAGCAGGCATTCACCGGAGCCTCCGCCGAATCGCTCAAGGCAACCGACAGCCGATCGAAAGAAGGCATGGCCGAGATGTTTCGCCTGATGCGGAACAACGGCAACGACGTGCAGGAGCAGCAGCTTGGCGTACTTGAGCAGATCCTCGACTCTGTCTCCGAGGGCGACGACATGGAAGCCTACGGCATACTGGGAGCGTAACTCATGGCGGTTGTGGCCGTTCTCGAAACCGCGCGCGGCACTGGCGTTAGCGGAAAGTATGGCGAGTCGTTTACGTTTACCCGCAAGTGGATCGTGCGCGTCGATTCTCCGTTGACGCCACGGACGCTCATCGCACGCGCGCCTGGTGTTGCGTTTGGTGCCGGCCATCCGGATTTTTCGAACCATGTTGCAATGGAGTTTGACTGCACCGAGGAAAGCGGCGACGGGATGATGTGGTCCATCACCGTGCGTTACTACATCCCGCCGGCTGAAAACACGCCAGACCCTGCCACATCAATGCCGAAAGATAGTTGGTCGGGCAGCGGAACGACGATCACGATCCCCGTCTTTGAAGACAAGGACGGCAATAAGATCGTGAACTCGGCGAAAGATCCCCTCGAGGGGGCCGAGCGAGAGTCGAGCGAGTTCACGCTAAACCTGACAAAGTGCTACTCAGGCCTGGCGTGGTCGCCGATTGCTGAAGCACAATCCAACACTGTGAACAGTTCGACGTGGAACAGCTCGCCGGCCAGGACGTGGAAGGTGGCATTTAAGAGCGCCTCCAAGAAGGAGGCGACCTCGAGCTCCGACGACACCACGAAACCCTACTGGGAAACCACGTGGGAGTTCTCCTACCGGAAGGAGACGTGGGACTACAAGCCGTGGGACGTCGGATTTAATCAGCTTGTCGACTCGTCCGGCAATCCAACTGCCAGCGGCTCCCAGCGGGCGGCCGTGCTGGGTGCCGACAAGAAGCCCGTAAAGGCACCCGTCGCGCTGGCAAACGGCGTGGCCAAGGCGGCCGGATCATCGCCTGACGCGCTCACGTTCAAACTCTACAAAGAAACCGACTTCTCCGTCTTTGGGACACCAGGCTAATGGGCAAGCCTCCGCGACAATCTGGTCGAAAGGTGACCTTTACGCCGGAGGCCGCCAGGCGGATTGCGCGTGTCGTCGTGGCTGTCGAGAAGGGCGACCGCTCAATCGCGGCACCAAGCCGCAAGTCGGAAGGCAGTGACGGAGAGATTATACGCGGGACGTTTACGGCGCCCTGGACCAAGGGCTCGACGGCCACGGTGACGGACGCCGTGCTATCGTCCGTAACGTACGAGGCCAAAAACTACTTCGCCTCCATGACGGGCTCGGGCTCGAAGGCCTGCGCTATATCATTCGTCGGCGGCGAGTGGATTCTAATAGCCGCGGAGTGTTAGACCATGCTTGGCGCTCCATGCTCCCCATGTTGCACAACCAGGTCAGGATGCGTGGACATAACGCTGTCCGGCTTTTCGTCGACCGCGCCAGATCATCCGCCGGACACCGTTGGGTCTCCGTGGGTCGAATGGATGGATAGGCGCTACGATCTCAATCAGACTGCGTCTATCTTTGCAACGGACGCGGTGCTGGACGGCTAC